TACACAGTCGAGGTAAAACACGCTTATCGGACGACACGTGGCGTTTAGCACGTAAACCAAACGATAAGACCGACGAAGAGTGGACGGCATACGTTGAGTCTGTGAAGTCAGAGCTTAAAGCCGTACAGGATATTCCTGTTACACCACCTGTAGTCGATGAGCCAACAGCAGACAGCATTGTCGAAACTCGCGAAGGACCATTCTATTGGACGCACGACGAGTCCGATTCATGTGGTAAAGTTGAAACGATTGAACAGTTACGTGAAATGCTAGATTCTGACACTCTATGTAACGAAATTGACAAGGATAGTTATGATGAACGTGTGGAGATAGGTTACGACAACGGTATTAATAATGTAACACCTCCAACGGCACCGACGTTAACGCCACCGGTAATCGATACCGAAGCACCTGTCGCACCCGTAACGCCCCCAACGAGCTTAACACCACCTGTCGTTGAGCCAGTCGAAGCGCCTAGCGACCAACCGAACGTAACGACGTTTCAAGAGTTAATGCTTTACATCACGGGTAACGCGAAGAAACGTGGGGCCGATAACGATATGATTAAAGCGACACTAGCTGAAGTTGATCCAGCACTTACAGCAATTCCACTGATTGCCACACGTGCCGACTTAATCCCTAAATTCGTAACAGCACTAGAGGCTAAATTATCATGAATAACTTAATGTTAGATATTGAAACAATGGGTACTAAACCAAACGCGGCTATAATGGCTATCGGTGCTTGTTACTTCGACCCGTTAACAGGTGATATAGGTGAAACTTTCCACGAACAAGTAAACCTTGATTCATATGGTGAGATAGACGCGTCCACTGTTATTTGGTGGATGAAGCAGGACGACGAAGCACGTTCAAAGTTTTACGACAACGGTAACGCCCGTCACATCAATGAAGTACTTCACGATTTTGCTAAATTTGTAAAACGTGGTACTCAGGTTTGGGGTAACGGTATCGCTTTCGACAATGTCAAGATTGACAACGCATATCGCAGTCGAGGGTTAAAAACACCGTGGGATTTTTGGAACGACCGAGACGTTAGAACGATTGTTGAACTCGGAAAAATGAAAGGTATCGACCCGAAACGTGACCTGCCTTTCGACGGTGTTAAACATGACGCGCTTGCTGATGCTATTCATCAAGCTAAATACACATCATTAATTTATCAGGTGTTAGCACTATGAATAAGTCACCCTTAGCGCCGCACAACGCGGCGACATGGGTACATTGTACGGGCAGCGTTAAGCTGTCCCAACAATTCCCACGAATCGAAACGGATAAAAGCAGCGAATCAATGTTAGAGGGTCGTGCGTTTCACGAAGTAGCGCAACGCATCTTAGAGTCGTTTAAAGACGGTGTAGAGGGCGAGCTAGTCGGGCGTCACGAACTTGTCGACACGTTAAGTCGTGACAATGTACTCATCACTGACGAGATATACGACGCGGCGCTCGAATACGCTAACGACGTCTTAAAGTTTTGTAACTCGAACGGTTCGTTACGTGCGTTACAAATTGAGCAGCGCATTGAGCTAGACGGTATTATCGAAGGTATGTACGGTTACTGCGATGCGTGGTGCTTCTCTAAGTCCACAGGTGAATTGGTTATATGGGACGCTAAGTACGGTCATAAACGTGTCGAAGCGTTTGAAAACTGGCAGTTGATAACATACGCGTTTGGTATTCTGCGAGCACTTGGCATCGACGGTCACGCTGAGCAACATATCAAAGTATCGTTACGTGTAGCACAACCACGTGTATTCCATCGTGACGGGTGCATCGCTCGTTGGGATGTTACAGCGTCCGACCTGCGTGGATATTTTAACACGTTAATCGACGCGGCCACAGAATCGTACAGTGACAGCGCTAAGTGTGTAACGTCTATCGAGTGTTTTTATTGTCCCGCTCGTTACGCTTGCGACGCGTTTCGTGACAATACGATGGGGTTGATTGACCAAGTTGGTGATGTCACTGGTTCGTCGTTGTCGGGTCATGAATTATCGATACAGCTTCGAATATTACAACGCGCGTCTAAACAGGTTAAAGCGTTGTTAAGCTCGTACGAAGAACAAGCGATCGCACAATTACGTAATGGCGAGCAGTTACCAGGTTATAGTATCGAACAGGGTAAAGGTCGTAAGCGCTGGAAAAAAGATACACCGGTCGACGAAATCATAATGATGGGCGAGTTAATGGGTGTCGACCCTCGTAAACCTGTGGATTTAGACACACCTACAAAATTAATTAAATTAGGTATTGACGAGACCGTCATTAATCTTTATAGTGAAACACCATCAACAGGCTTAAAGCTTGTTGAGATGAGCGGCGCAAAGTTGCGCAACATTTTTAGAAATATTAAACAGGATAAATAACATGTCAGTATCAAAAGAAAACATCGTAGTACAAGGTCGTATCGTTATGGGTCACCCTATCAAACGTCAACAAATGACGGACGATAAAGGTAACAAGTTACAACACGACGACGGTTCAGCAAAGACTCAACACTTTTTTGTTATTGCTATCCCTAAAGGTGCTGAAACAGATTGGAAACAAACTGAGTGGGGTCAAAAAGTTGTAGCTGTAGCGGGTCAAGGTTACCGTAACGGTGAGATTAACCGTCCAGATTTCTCTTGGAAAGTTGAAGACGGTGATTCTCAAATACCGAATAAAAAAGGTCGTAAGAATATCGACACAGAAGGTCACGCTGGTCACTGGATTATCAAATGTACAACACAGTACGACTGCCCATGTTACCCGTATAACAAGTACTCTCCGTTTGACGCTATCACTGACGACAACACAGTTAAAAATGGCGATTACTATATGGTTAGTATTGAAGTTGCTGATAACACCAATAAAGGTGCGCCAGCTCAAACACCAGGTGTGTACATGAACCCTAAAGCCACGGTGTTTATTCGTCCAGGTATTGAAATCGTTGGTTCAGGTAGTGTAAACGCTAACGAGTTGTTCGGTGGTATCACAGTACCTGATGCACAGCAACCAATGGCGAGCGCTCCACCAGCGCAACAAGCTCAAGCAACGAAAGCACCAGCAACGACACCGCCAGCAGCACAAGCACCAGTAACACCGGCGCACGACTTGGTGCAACCTCAAACACCTGGCAACGCTACACCACCACCAGTGCTTGACGCACCTGTGGCAACGCCACCAGCCGAGCCGAGCTACGATGTGCAAGGCACTGTGTACACAAAATCACAGTTGCTAGCGATGCCCGGTTGGACTGAAGCGCACTTAGCGGGTTTAACTCAAGTTTAATTTTAACACCCCGCTTCGTGCGGGGTTATTTCCACAGGTGTGAATAATGATTTATTTATACATGTATTTGTGCATAGGTTTAGGTTTCTCAATAGCTTCGTGGTTAGAAGCCGAGTCAACAGCAGCGAAAGAGAAGATAAAACCTTTTCAGATGTTTAGCGTTAAAAACATATTACTATTCTCTTTCGCTTGGTGGTTAGTAGCTATATATTGCTATCGCGCGTACGTTACAAAAACTATACCTACCATAGACGTTATGTTAACTAGGAGAAAATGATGCGATACAATATAAAGTTAGTTGGAGAATGGGCGCGCGATAAAGGTTTGGTCGAAGAGTCAAACGATGCGTTACGTTCACAGTTTATCAAAGGTGTTGAGGAAGGTGGGGAGATATTCGACGCTATTCTCAATCGTGACAAAGACGAGCTAATCGACGCGATAGGTGATCGTTTAGTCGTTGCGACCATCGAGTGTCTTAACGCTGGTTTAGATCCTATCGATTATATCAAGCGTGTGCGTTACGCAGAGTGTAACAAGTTTAATATGTTCGAAACGGCTGTAGCTAGTAGAGAAGCGTTAGAGCTGGCGTGTGAATATGGTTCAACACAAGGTCAGTTAGCACGTAGAGTAGCTAAACAGCAACCTATAGGTGAGTATATGATTGAGGTTACGCGCTCGTTAAACCGACTAGCAACCCTACTATGTGTAGATATCGGCGAGTGTTATCGTATCGCTTACACGGTAATACGTGACCGCACAGGTTCAACGGTTGACGGGGTCTTTGTAAAAGACGAATAACAACGACCCGCAGCACTTCGGTGTTGCGGGTTTTTTTAATTGAGGTGGTTATGTGGGATTTCACACAAGAAGAGCTTAAATCTAATTTTAAGTATAATCCTGATACAGGTGACTTTACATGGTTAAAAGATAGAACAGGTAGGTGGGGTATTAAAGCCGGTGACAAAGCTGGTTCAGTTCTTAAAATGAAGTGTGGTAAACGGTACGTAAGGTTACAAACCAATCGTACTTATATGATGGCCCACAGAGCCGCTTTTTTGTATATGGAAGGTTACTTACCAGAAGAAGTGGATCATGACGACGGGGACGGTACTAACAATAGATGGTCAAACCTTAAAGGATCCACACGCAAGTTAAACGCTTTAAACCTTCGTAAGAGGTCGGATAATAGTTCAGGAGTGACAGGTGTGACGTGGCAAAAAGACCGTAACAAGTGGATGGCACATATACACGTCAATAATAAAATGAAGAATCTCGGAAGATTCGAGGACTTTGAAACTGCTGTTTCAGTGCGTAAAGAAGCTGAAAGAAAACATAACTTTAACACTAATCACGGGAGCGATAGACCATTATGAGATACCTTTCAGTATGTGACAGTGTGACAGGTTGTGGTAAAAACTTCCCCAGCGATATGAATAATTGCCCGCATTGCGGTGAACCAGAATGGTCCTGTAACGCTGGTGATATTAACCCGCGTGACTATTGTTATGATATTGAGGTTTATCCCAATGTATTCACTGTTAAATTTATCCACATCGCAACCGATACGCGCTGGAAGTTTGAAATCTCGTATCGACGTAACGACCTAGCCGAGCTTATCGCGTTTGTGTGGCAGCTTAAAGCCGCTAACGCTCGCGGCGTTGGTTACAATAACGTCGGGTTCGATTACCCTGTGTTACACCGTATCGTTATGCAACAAATGAACGACCCCCGCGCTATTTACGATTTAGCGATGAAGCTTATCAAAGGTTCAAAAGACGAAAAGTTTGGGTTACAAGTTTGGGACCGTGACAGACTCTTCGAACAGTTAGATTTGTATAAGATCAAGCACTTCGATAACGTTGCAAGGGCTACGAGTTTGAAGACGTTAGAAATTGCCATGCGTATGAGTAACGTCGAGGACCTACCGTTCGAAGTCGGAACAATACTCAACGACACGCAAATTGACGAACTCCACAGGTACAACGAGCACGACGTAATCGCTACGATACTGTTTTACGTGCGTTGTATTCCTGAAATTGAATTTCGCGAGGTGTTGACTAAACGTTACGATCGTAATTTCATGAATCATAATGACACGAAAATAGGTAAAGATTACTTCATTATGAAACTGGAAGAAAACGGGGTTACTTGTTTCGACAAAACACCGTCTGGACGTCAACCACGTCAAACGATAAGACCGTCTATAAATTTAGGCGACGTGATATTTCCTTATGTGAAGTTAGAACACCCTGAATTTCAGCGCATCCATAAACATTTAGCTGGTAAGACTATAACCGAAACCAAAGGCTCTATAAAAGACCTGACATGTGTTGTTGACGGTATCAGTTATAAGTTCGGTACGGGTGGTTTACACGCCTCTGACGACGGTAAAATATTTAAAGCTTGTGACGAGTACGCTATTGAAATGCGAGACGTAACGAGTTATTATCCTTCCATGGCGATAGTTAACCGTATTTATCCTGAACACCTCGGTGAGTCGTTCTGTGACATATACGGTGACATGTTTAAACAACGTAGATCGCACGCTAAAGGTACGCCGGAAAATGCAATGTTAAAATTAGCGCTGAACGGTACTTACGGCGACTCTAATAACGTGTATTCACCGTTCTATGATCCAGCCTTCACCATGGCAATTACATTGAACGGTCAGCTTTTATTGTGCATGTTAGTCGAGCAACTTATAAAAACGCCGAACTTACGAATGATAAACGTAAATACCGACGGCGTCGGGTTCATATACCCTCGCAAATATCGTGCACACGTTGACGCTGTTTGTGAGTGGTGGCAAAACTTAACTGCGCTTGGTCTTGAAACTGAAGAGTATTCTTTGTTCTGTCAACGCGATTGTAATAACTATATAGGTGTTGAGGTTTAATTATGACGGTAGGTATTTATGCGATTATAAACAATGTAGACGGTAAGTGTTACGTTGGCAAATCTGTCAATGTAGAGAGACGGATTACACATCATAAATACTACCTTAGAAAACCCGAACGACCAGTTAAACAAACTAACAGGCATTTATTCAACGCAGTTAAAAAACACGGTATTGATAATTTCACTTTCACCGTTGTGGAAGAATTTGACAAAATAGACGAAGATTTAATTTCGGAACGTGAGTTATTCTGGATGTTGCATTTTAAATCTACTGAAAGAGACCACGGGTATAATTTGAGAGCTGATTCATCCACTCGAATGATTGTTCATGATGATACACGTGAAAGGATTTCACAGAATAATAGAGGTGTTAATAACCCTAACTATGGTAATAAATGGGATGACCGAAAGAAACTTCACATGTCTGAGTTAAAATCCGGACAACATCGTGAAGGTGTTTACGGTGATGAGTGGAAATCTAAACTATCTGTAAAATCGTCTGAGTTTTGGAGCAATAATCCAGACGTTAAAACTCAGATGGCAAACAAAGTTAAAATTAAGAAGCAAAAGTACAATTTCATTCAGATGGATGAATGTTTGAACGTTGTAAAAGTGTGGCCTTCTGTTGAGTCAATTATGAATGAAAACCCCGACTGGAAATGGCAGAACATTTACTCGGTGTGTAATGGTTATAAGAAACGTATCTACGGTTACAAATGGAAAAAGGTGTTAAAAGATGGGTAAAATAAAACGTAAAGGTGCTTACGAATACGATATTCAATGGCATCAGGATAGTAGTGCTTTAATAGTACCCAAAGCAGCCGAAGCAGCGCTCGTCAAGGGTGAAGATATACGCACGTTTATCGAAAACCACAAAGACGACTACGACTTCATGTGTCGTGCAAAAGCGCCACGCTCGAACCGTCTTGTAATGCGTTGGCCTGAATACGATAACGCCGAGATAGACTTAGCGAATATCGTACGTTATTACGTATCGAACAGTGGCGGTTCACTCGTTAAGATTGCACCACCTACCGGCGAGTTAGGTACGTGGAAACGCGCCGCGAAGGTATCGGACGCAACATACGCGGCGGTTCTTGCTGAAAATAGAGATAACATGCGTCAACACGGTTATGACGTTAATAATTTCGGTCCCGCAGACCATTCTTTACACTCTACCGATAAAAATGGTGATAAATGGGACGAGCGTATACACACGAAAAACCGTAGCAAGCATGGTGTACGTGAAATGGGTGTGTGTGTTGGCTGGCGCGTAACGGACTGTTCGAACGTTAAGAATTTCGACCGCTCGACAGTTAATTACGATTACTACGTACAAGAAGCTGAGAAATTAGTTAAACCACTATTGACAGACCCGTCACTATAGACGATACTATCCGAAAGCGTCACACGTCGTGGCGCTAAAACAACGAGGTTTAGAATATGCCAGGTTTACAAGCTATACTAGTCGTTACATTTTTTGTAATTGTGACATGTTACTTACTTTACAAAGACCATACTTCTAAGGACATGTTAGAATTTAAACGCAAAGAGCGTGCTCAGCACGTAGACGCACTCGAAACACGTAACGCCGAGTTACTCGAAGCTGTTAAGAAAGCGCACGAAATACTATTACACGAAATGGATAACGGACGAACGCCGAGCATGTTACAAGGCGTTGGGCTCGGTTACTTCGAAGATGTTATATGTGGAGTTAAATTATGAGTAATCCTAAAATAGTAAGTGTTCATAACGGGTCGTTGATACAAGTTTCGTTCCCTGACGGTTTAGAAAAACCTATATTCAGAATAGAAGGTTTACACATTGATAGTGATGGTGAAAAGTGGTCACAAGTGGCATTCCTTAAAGCGTGCGCTAAACTTTTAAATGATAAAGCTGAGAGCCTTGAAGTCGAGTTCGAACAATATAGTGGTAATGTCACGCATCAGGTCGATTAGCTATCGACTCTACCATTGCGGCGAGCGCTTCGAGTTGTTGCGCTTGTCGTTTTGCTTCTTCCGCTCTGTGTGCTAATTCCTCGGCGCGCCTTTCATCTTCTTTACGACTCGCAGAAATCTTGAAACATATACCCGCAATTAACGATATTAAACTCACAAGTAAACCAATTACAACCGCGTACTCGTTTATCACACCCATGGCACTAGTCGTCGCTACTGTCGCTGCTGTTGCCCCTGAGCCGATAATGTTTGCATTTGCCGCATCTGGTAAATGTGCGCTCATGTTCTTTAATTCCTCTGTAAATGTAAAAAGCTACGTACACCACGTTTAATGTGATCATAATCAACGTACCGTATCGCTGTAAAAATTCCAACAAACTGACAAGCGACAAGTCCATAAATCACCGTTTCGTAACTGTTATAAATCAAGACGTGCTGCCCTTGTGATACGTCGTAAGCGAGCGCTGCGTAAGCGCACAAAATACACAATTGGATGTACGCTTGATAGTAACCATGTTTACCACCGTGGATACACGCTGCGATAGCGACAGCGGTCGAACCAATCGTATTAAACCAGTATAACGCATCGCCGTTTCTATCGCAAAATGTTGTTACAATTAATAGAAACACGTTAAGTCCGCAAAGCAGCGAGCATACGTAACGTGTTTTAGGGTGAATAGCGAGCAGCCCGAAGGCTGCCGCTAGTACGAAGAACAACATTTACTTATTCTTCGGTTTTGGTTTTGGTAAGTCTGGTTTAGTTGGATCGGCCATTACTTCACACTCCTATCATTCTTGCATTCACTGCGTTTGACAAATTTTCGCCCATGTTCCATAGTTCCTCTGATGACGTGTAGTGTTACGTACACAATGTTTAGTATAACTATAATAAAAGTGTACGTAACACTGTATTAACTCTAAAATAATGGTTTTTGCATTACACCGTTAATCCAAAAATTATTGCCTGCGATGTTTGAAAAGTTACTAGATTTTATAGGTACGATCGGTCCTCTTACTAAAAATTGAGCGGTAGACGGCATAACACCTAGTAAATCCATGTCTTTATGCACAGTGACTTTCATGTTTGAGTCAGGTGTTGTTATTCTGACCCCTGTGGACGTGTCGAAAAAAGCTATATCGAAATAAGTACTCGACACATCTATGACTTTAACATCGTAACCGCTAATACCGTACGATGTAGCTGCAATACCGTACGTTGAACCCGCAGCAGGGTGGTTAACTCTCAATACCCCGTTAGTTTCTGTGAATGATATGCCTGATTGCGAGCTAGATATTTCCGTTGGAAATAACCAATCAAAAGCGCTACCATTCCAACCTATTAAACCCGCTAAATCAGTGACAACTCTAATGTTAACCTCAGTCGCCCCATAACCCACCGCGAAACGTAATTTACGATTAGAACCAGTAAAAACAGGATTGACAATCGGTGTGTCACCGTTTACTGCTGTAGCATGAGCTAATGTTAATTTATCACTTACTAACGTTACAGTTGTGTCGGCAGCAGTTATCAGTGCTGTTGACGTAAACGATAAATCAGAAACTTTTAACAATCCTGTCAACTGTGCGTGGGCTGTCCATTCTGACCATGCGACACCGACATTGCCGCCGCAAAACACACCATAAGGTGCTAGCTCGTTATCTATTGTTATCGAAAGATTGTTTACCTGATCATATTGTCGGTTATAGTTTATTCGTATTCTGTAATCGTCTGATTTTTCAATTGATGTAACGCCAAGAGTCTCGTGACCTGCATCATTTAAAAGCTCCCATGTGCCGCCCACACAGCGGGGGATACAGCTCAAATAATCTTTTTGGTCGTCGTTCTCTTGATTAGCTTTAATCATCGCGCCTTGCGCATTTTCTAAAAACGATCGTCCTGCTACAGCGCTCGGGAGTGCGTTAGCAGGGGCACCAACGCTTGAAATAACATTGTAACTGACACCGCTACTTGACACCTCTACTTTTTTCATCAGCGGTAATTCAACAGTGCTTGCAAGCATATCGGTTACAGTCTCAAACTCATAAGATTGCGATAAGTCGTTGACACGTAAGGTTTTAATAGCATCCAAACGCTGAGACGATTGCACAGTGTCAGGTAAACCATTCGGTGTGATACCAGCTTCGTCAAGTAGCGCGTCAGTGAAACCGAGCATGTCGTTACCCCACGATGCGTCGAGTGGTGTACCGTCTTTTGCGCCCGGTACAGATTCGTTTTTAATCGAACCGTGAGGATAATCTGTGTCCGCTGGGTTAGCTCGCGGTGAGAACTTTTCAAAAATTTTAAGTGCCATGTTGTTTATGCTCCAAAATACTGACCAAATGTGGCCCGTGTGTCACCGAATCCGAACGACCCGCCAAACTGTGTAATTGCTGTTTCTTCGGTATAACCTAAAAACCCAACGCCTTGCGGTCGTGGTAATATGTCAAACGTGTTAAACACGAAACGCTCTATCTCACTAAGCTCTGAGCCGAATGACACACTGAACGTCATATCTTCGTTATCTATTACGCTAATAGGGTTAATATTGGTTATATAACTTAACGCTTTTACAACACCGTCAAGTGTTGCGTCTGAATTGTTTTTAGCTATTTTAGCCTTGATTAATACTCTGTATATTTCGTTACTAACCTCTTCGGTTATCGTAGCGCCAACAGTTTCAAACTGTGAGTCTTCCCCACCAAACTGTGAAGCTAACGTATCAGCGCCGAAGTACGTATCAGGCTCGAAAGTAACACTAGACTCGTAACTTCGGCCTATGACCACAATTCGACCGATAACGTCAAGCTCTGCGCTGTTAGCCGTGTCGATGTTATACGACATCCTAACTTGTTCGTAAGCGTCAGCTATTTGACCCGCTAGCGACGGTACAATGTTGTACCACGCTACGGCTTTAGGTTTGTCTTTATACTGTGCGTATATACGAGTATTAATCATTTATAATCACCGTAATGTTCGAAATATCCCATCGCGACAACTCGTTAAATGCGATTGGTACTTGACCAGACGTGAGCGTGTTTACTGTCAACGCTGTTATATAAGAGTTACCGAACACGCCGATCACTTGGTTAATCGGTGTGTACATGCGTGACACGGGTACTTCTTCACCGATGTCAAAACCTAATACGTTAAACCCACATTCAGCAGCGACCAGTTCACCAGCAGAGTAATCAACAATAGCTTGTTTAACTCTGTCAGCGGTGTCGTTAGGCAGCGTCCCGTCGTTTTGAATCGTCACGCTTATTGTCATATCCACGTAGTTAGGTCGGCTAAAAGTGATGTCGCGAGCGTTACTGGGATATAGGTCGAATACGTCAGGTACGGTTACACTTGTACCAGCAGCGTGTAATTTACACCCTGGATTCTTTTTACGAAATATCGCTTTAGCAATGTCTTCGTTTGACCCGCCGTCTACAATCGGTGCGATACTATGTTCGGGTAATCCGTTAGCGTCTGTAACGCCCGTATCGTTTTCTAGCACGATAGCGCGTCTAACACCCTCAACAGCGAATATCTCGCCGAGCATATTATCAACCTGAGCATTACCCGGGCGTGACACAGCTTTAGCACGTTCAAGACGTAACGACGAGTCGTTCTGTCGATTTGTTCCAATCGTAGCAACCGTCGGGTTTGTTACTTTTTGCCAACCACCTACAGTGTCTACAATGCGTGTGATTGTTCCGATGCTCGCAGCCGTTGCGCCGTTGGCCGTACACGTTGCGGTTGCGGATACTGTACCGCCCACACCAATTGTTACGTTCGAGTCAATCGACCATTGTGAACCATCAACTACAGACTCTACGAGTTTACCCGCTAAAATTACCGTACCCGCCACACCCGTTAAGGTTAACTCCACGTTACTCGGTGTACCTTGCGATCGTACCGTACCGGTTAGCGATGATACTATGTTAAGGTCTACGTCTTTAGCTTTGTTCGGGTCTTTAGAGTTGTAAGCGCGCTGACCAAGCTCGTCTAGGTTTGCGAATATCTCAGCGTCCGACGCGAGCTTTAAGCCGTCTGGTGTCGATGGGTCTAAGTTCCAATTCGGATCAATGTCCAAATATAGCTGGCGCTCTTCAGCGAACCACGTGTTTTGATTTTTAATAACGTAACCGTTAAAAGTTATTTCAGCCATTTGTCAAGCTCACCGTTGTTGATCCGTATTGTGTAAGTATACCAGCAGTAACGGTATAAGCGCGAGTATTGATGTCGAAATCAGTTTTAAACTCTATGAGTTTTGTTACACCCTCTGTGCGTA